ACAGCATGGGACATTTCAACAGCAGCATATTCTCAGGAGTTTGACGTTGGTATAGTAGGACAAGGAATGTTCATTAGAGAAGATGGAAAGCAAATGTTTGTTAGTGATGGTGTTAATACTGAAGTAGACTCATATAATATAACTACAGCATGGGATATTACCACAGCAGAATATGTTGAAAAAGGATTAAACCTTGCAAGTCCTAGAGGACTTTGGTTTAGCAGAGATGGGACTTATGTGTTTATGTGTGATGGTACTATTCTCCGTAGATGGACTATGACCACAGTTTTTAGTATAGCAACTGCAGCAGCAGATACAACTTATACCCCTGCACCAGCTGGAAATGCTCAAGCTGCAACTTTTAAAGCCAATGGCTCAAAGATGTACATGTTAGTTGGCACATACATCCAAGAATATACAATTAAAAGAGGCTGGAGATAAGATGGGAGAAACAAACATAGGAAGTTCAGAAGCAAGTGATTTAACTAATGTAGTAACTGATTATTCAGTAGATGCTCAGGCAACAGATGGTGCAGGAGACCAAAAGGAAACAACTTATCAGAATACAAACTGGACACAGAATTTAGGATATTATAAAACAATCCCAGAACTAAAGATAGCAGTTGATACAAAAGCTGATTGGGTTGTTGGAAATGGATTCATATCTAATAATGTAACAACATTATTATTAGGAACAATAAAAGGGAATGGAAAAGATTCATTCAATACTATTCTTGAAAACATGGAGAGAACAAGTTACATAGGTGAAGATGCCTATGCAGAGATAATAAGAGATTCAGAAGGTATGTTAAGAAACCTAAAACCACTATCGCCTGATTCAATAGTAGTCGTTCAGAATCAAAAAGGAAGAGTTAAAAGATATGAGCAAGTTAGCAGAGTGAAAGGAAAGGCAAATAAGAGATTCAAGCCAGAGGAGATATTCGTTTTAAGTCATAATAGAATAGCAGATGAGATTCATGGTATAAGTATAATCCCTTCAGTTGAATGGGTTATATTAGCAAGAAATGAAGCCATGACAGATTGGAAAACAGTTCTGCATAGAAATGTCAGGCCAATAAGGATTTGGTATTTAGACACTGATGATGAAACAAAGATTGCAGCATTTAAATCTAAAACAGATAAAGCTTATGCGCAAACAGAAAATATGTATATTCCTAAAGGATCAGTAGAAACTGAGATTGCTACTGTTCCACCAAATTCAACACTAAGCCCTTTACAATGGATTGAAAATCTTAATGATTACTTCTTCCAGGCAGTAGGTGTTCCTCAGATTATAGTTGGAAATGCCAAATCATTCACAGATGCTTCAGGTAAGATAGTATATTTAGCATTTGAGCAGAGAATAAAGGGAAGGCAATTATATGTAGAAGAGCAAGTATTAGGCCAATTAAACCTTGAGATTAAATTAACATTCCCAGCAAGTCTTCAGAATGAAGCAATAAGTGATACTCCATCAGAAGTGGATATGGTTGAAGAAGAGCCAATAGAAGAGGCAACTCAGCCTAATGATACTACTGAAGAGTTAGAGGGGAAAGCATAATGGCAAGAGGCGAATCAGCTGCAACAACCAGAAAGAAGGTAGATGAAGCAAGAAAAGCATTTGAAGCAAGAGAAAGAGCAAGAAAAGGAGTAGTTGAAAAGGCATCAGCTTCAGCAAAAGCAGCAGTATCAAAAGCAAAATCAACTTTCAAAAGGAAATCATCTTCAAGTAAATCAATACCAAGACCAGGAAGAGATACTATAGCTGCATTTGAAGCAGGAATACCAAAAGGACTAACAGATGAAGAAGAGATTAAGAAGTTTGGAAAAGTCCAAGAAGATAAAACAAGTATATTTTCTAAAGAAGGAATCAAGGAATTTGCAGCAGATCCAATCCAGGCCATAAAAGAATTAGCAGGAACTGAAAATATGACACCAAGTGATTATCTTTTAGCCCTAACTATGTCTCCAGGATTTGAAGGGGTTGTAGGAGGGATTACATCTAAAGCTGGAGCGACATTAAATAAGCTAATGGGTTCAAAAAAAGGGTTAGCAGGAATAAATGTGCCAGAATTGACAAGGCATTTTGGTAGAGTGAGCAAACCAACCACTCAAATAGGAAAACTAATAACCACAGAAGGAATATCAACATTAGGTGGAAAAGTAATACCTATAGCAACAAACACATTCACAGAAAAAATAATAGCTCAGTTAGCATCCGTAAAACTTAGCCGAACAACTTTAATGACATTAGCTAAAGGAGCAATTGGATTAACAGCCGCAGGACTTGCATATGTTGGATTAATTGGTACAGGTTACTGGGCAGAAGCAGAACAACCAGAAGGTGTAACATTTACTGTAAGCAAATTTGTATTACCAGATGCAATAGAATCAGGAGATTTCACTTTATTTAATGAAATTATAGCAGCTGGTGATGATATAATGGCTACAACAGGATATGAAGAAAAGGTTGCGGGCACACCATTAGCATATCCAGTTGAAGCAAGAAAGAAAGGAGAGATGACAAGATTAGGTTGGGAAGCATTAAAACAAGTTGGTGCAGATGCGCAAGAAGAGATTGTAATGAACGCAGCAATAGAATCAGGACTAAATGTATATAACCCTGAAACAGGCGTTTACACAGATGCAGAAGGCAATAAATCCTCTATAGGAGAAGCACCAGAAGGAGCTTTATTAACTACAGATACCGCTAATGAAGAAGCTAAGTGGGCTAAGATTGATGCAAGAGAAGAAGAACAAAAAACATTAGCCCACCAAAGGGCAATATTTGAAATAGATTACTTTAATGAAAATGCAGTTAAAACAGCACAAACAATAGCAGATATTAAAGCATCAGGAAGTGCAGAAGAAAATAGAGACTATTTAAAATCTTTAGAAAAACAAATAAAGATGAATGAAGAATATGCTGAAAGAATAAGACAATCAGATAAAGAGTATCAGATTTGGTTAGGAGAATATTGGTTGGAATATAGAAGACTTAAAGCTGAAATGGCAGATGATAGCAGACCAAGCAATCTAAACTTTGGATTAATATGATAGATATAATTATGATTTTATGGTTATTATGGACTACAATATCCATGATGGAGGAAGAAAATGGAGAATGAAACAGAACAAAAAAAGGGTAAGTTAGATGAGAAAGAAGATAGGGAATCTTCAACAACAATGATAGATAAAGCTAATGAAGCTGCAGACAGAATGGAAAAGGCTAATGTGCAGTTAGATAAACTATTAGCTAAACAAGAGAGAATGAATGTAGAGAATACATTAAGTGGAACTGCTGAAGCTGGAACACAAGAAAAAACTCCTGAAGAGAAAGAAACAGATGAAGCAAAGAAACTTCTTGAAGGAACAGGTTATGAGGACTTGTTTGATAAGTAAAGAAAAGGTTCAATCGCCAAAGTTCAGCCATTCGTAAACTCATTTTACCTTCACTTGAGGCTCATGATAATGCGGTATGATTATGGAGGGTGTTAGGTGGTTATTAGTGCACAAAAGGAAAAGTTTATATAGATGTTCTACTAATACTCCAATTAGGTGATATTAATATGGCAAATGAAGCAATAATTGTGGAGCTTTTAGGAAATAAAGGCGACCCATTAAGATTTACAATAGATAATACTACAGCAGTACCAAAAGGAACTGTTATGGAATTAACTGATCCAAGAACTTGTGTAGTAGCGAGTGGAGCAGGAGTTGTTATTGCAGGAATTGCAGCTGCAGAGAAAGTGGCTAATGATGGCCAGACTTCTATAGCATTATATCAAAATGTAATAATCATATTACCAACAATATCAGGTGGTTCAGCAACTCTTGGAAGTTATGTAAGAGCAGCAGCAGCTTCAACTAATGAAATTACTGTGGCAACAACTTTAGATCATGAAACAGGAAAGACCATAGGGAAATCATTAGAAACATCTGGAGCATCAACAAATACTATGATAAAGGTGAGGTTGTAAAATGGCAGATACTACAGGAGAGCAAGATTTAAGAGCAGAGAATGTATCAAAGATAGTTACAGGATTTGCATTACAAGAATACAAGATGAAACAGCTTTGTATGATTCAATCAAGCAAGGCTTGGACAGAGACTTATTACATAGAAACGGCAGCAGATTTAGTAGGTAAAGATACTACAGCTTCAGGAACAGTTGAAGGTGTGCCAAGATTAGCTAATTTCCCTTATGGTGAAGTATCATGGGAAGAGACATCAGGAAGAAATGTTAAGCATGCGATAGAAGGAGTTATTTCCTATGAAGATGCTAAGACAGATGCCTTTGATGTTGTAGCAAGAACACTATTAAGAATTGCAAGAGCAGTTGCTAAGTCAGTTGATACTGAGATAGCGAGTAAGATTCTATCATTAGCAGGTAATATTCAGACAGCTAATGCAACATGGGATAACGCAGTAATTGCAGACAGAGATCCGATTCAGGATATCCTTGATGGGAAAGCTATGATTGAAGTTGATAACTACAATCCAAATAGAAATGGATATTTAACAGTTCATCCAACAGATTATTCACACCTATTAGGAAATGCCAATGTAAGAAACGCAGGGCAGTTCTACACTGATTCAGTAACAAGAAATGGTGTTGTAGGTAGACTATTAGGATTAACAGTAATTAGTTCTAATTCAATAACTGAAGGTGGAGCACAGATTGTTGTAGCTAAGGAAGCAGCAACATGGAAATCAGTTGTAGGATTAACAGTAAAGACAATCTATGACCCAGGTATTAAGTACACAATAAGAGCATTTGAAGTTGGACAGATTCAAGTAACAAATCCAGATGCAATCTGTAGCATTACAGGTATATAAAATGTCTTATAAAAATAGAAAATTTATGTATGATAAAGGTATTGCAGAAGGTAGAACTGAATTCATCTGTAAAAAACTAAAGGATGAGTTCGGAAAGCCCACACTTAAATCAACTAAACCAGAGGATATCGTAGTAAAGGTTGAAGAAGTTAAAAAAGTATATACCGATAAGGAACTATACGCCTTAAACAAAGCAGAACAGACAGTAATTCTTAACAAATTAGGGATAACTAAAATTCCTAACTTAGAAGCAGATAGAGTAAAAGCTATACAAGAGGCGAATAAATAATGGGAGCTGCAACAGTATTATACAATGGAGATGTAACAGACACAGCAGCTATAATTATAGCAGTTGGAACAAATGCAGCTAATACTTTAATAGTTATACCAAACGCAAGTGGGATGGGAGTATTAATCTTACTGCAGGGGAGCTAAAATGGCACATATATCAGAAGATTCATTAGCACTAAAACAACTTATTGTTGAAAAGACAGAGATTGTAGCAGGAAGAACAGGCAGAAATGCTTATTTCTCAGCACTAACTAATGTTAAATTAGGTGGTTGGTTTAATGCAGCTAAAGCACAATTACATTTCGGAAGTGCAGGAACTGGAGAGATAACAGGATTCGGCTCAGCTTTTAATGCAGAATTATATTTACCTAACAAAACAATGGCTGGTGGAAGTTACACAGGTTTAGAAGTAAACTTAAACTTTCAGGCAAGTACAGTATGCCACGCAAACCCAGCCCTACCAATATCTATGGCCCACTTCAAAGTAGGTGGAACACAAGCAAAAATAGATGATTGGGAAGATAAAGGTTCATCTTGTGCATTATCATTTCAAGGACTAACATCAGGAGCAGGAAGTGTCTTTGATGCAACACAAGCTCCTGCAGCGGCTAATGCAAGTTTAAAAATAAATATTAGTGGCACAGCTTATTGGATAATGTTATCAACAACAGCAAGTTAAAATGGGAAAAGATATTAATTTAGAAGATGATGAAATTACTGCAATAATCAACATAATGGAAAGCTCAACAATTCAGATGGGATTTGCAGAAAAAGCATTAAAATTATTAAAGAAATTCAAAGAAAAAGAAAATGGCAAACCTAAATAACGCATTTAGCTTAACAAAGGCTTCTAAGGCAACTAAACAAGGTGATGCAGGGTATGACAACCCCAGAGAGAATATTGACCCTCACATCAAAACACAGGCTATTTCTGCTAAAGAGATAAGAACTGGAAAGCTCTATTTCACAAAAGATACATACTTAACATACAATTCAGTTTCAGGACACTTAGAGATATGGCTTGGAGGGGTATTAGTAGGTGAATATGGGCCAATAGGTGGTGGTGAAGATCCATTCTAAACACAAAGTTTATATAGGAGTTATACTTTTAACATTATATCGTGCGTAGCAAACTTTTAGCATTTATTTGCTGGTGAGTTTCTGGGTACATCCATGCCCTACTACCTCTCATCAGTGAATTTATGCGTAAGGAGGAAGAAATGGAAAAAGAAACGGTGAAGATAAGAACAAAGAAAGGGAGAATAATAACATTAACTATTTCTCAAAGAACAGATACACAAGTAATTGGAACT